GATTAGAGCTTTTAATAACGTTGCAATTAGCTCTTGAGTTAATGGATGAATACAAATTAAAAGGAAGGGCTAAGAACACAGCTAACATGTTTAAAAACGCATTAGAGAATGATATAATGCAGAACTACCATAGAGTTTACAATGAAGATCCTCAGATGCTAACAAACTCATTGAACTTTAAGAATAAATTAATAGAGAATATCGCTTCACTAGGAGAAGCTGATTGCTTATTACTATCTGACTTCGTAGATAAATTCATAGAAAATATACAGGAAGTTAGAGAAAAAAAGGTTATGGTCTTTGATAAACTAATTTAATGTAATAAATTTGTAAATATATGAGTGAAACTAATTTATTTTTAATCGAAGCATATAATAGAGGATTTAGAGTTTCTGATTGCGGAAACTTTATAGATACTACGGTAAAAAAACATCCTCAGAGAGTATTTAAAAATGGATACCCAGCAGTAAGTGTAAGGGTAGGAAAGAAAACTTTAAAAATTCACTGGCACAGAATGAAAGCTTTTCAAAAATACGGAGAAGAATTATTTAAAGAAGGTATAGTTGTTAGACATAAAAATGGTATTAAAACAGATTGCAGTGATGAGAATATATTGATAGGCACTGCTTTTGATAATAACATGGACAAACCAGCTGAACAGAGGATGAGAAGCGCTTTAATTGCTACTAGTCACACTAGAAAATACATAGCTTCAGATGTTAAAGATTTCTACAATGAATGTAAATCATACAAAAAAACAATGGATAAATTTGGAATGACTTCTAAAGGAACTCTTTATTTTATACTAAAAAAAGCACAACACAGTTAAAACCAATAATTATTATTAATCCAATTAAATCAAAAAAAAATGGAATTAAAGATTGAAGACCTACAGGACATGAAATTAAAGATTAAAGATTTACACGATTCGTTAAGTAAAAAAGCATTGAAGAGAATGAAGCAGCAAAGAGGTTTCTCAGATGAGAACTATTCCTTACTAGTTGCATTTGATTTCTCAGAGACAAAAGAAGGAGCTCAATTCTGGGCAAGAATAGTTTCAGAATACCCTAAAAGATTCCTATCTAAATCACGTTCTTTACCAAATACTGGTGGTGTATCGGCCAAAACTGGTTGTGTATCGGAAGGTATATTAGCAAAAATGGATGTTGTGGATGAAGAAATAGTAACTAAAGATTCTATAGTTGAATCAGTAGTGTCTAGCTTTAGAGAAAGGTCTGAAGTTGGTACTAGGAAATACGGTACTACATTAGATAGAAATGACTTAAGTATGAAAGACTGGATTCAACATTTACACGAGGAGTTGATGGACGCTATACTTTACCTAGAGAAAATAAAAAAAACAATGTAATGAGAAAGAAAGGTACTCCATTAATAAGGGCTCAAAAAACCGAATACAAAGGAAAGAAATTTCAAAGTAGATTAGAAGTTCATATGTATAAACTACTTGATGACAATGGTATAAAGTGTATGTATGAGGAAGAAAGGTTCACAATCATAGAGCCTTTCTACTTTCCAAAATCATCTTACGAAAAAACTATTAGCAGTAAAGATAGATTAACTGATAAGGGGCATAAGAAACACCTAGGTATTATATACACTCCAGACTTTATAATAAACAATGGAGATCAAAAAATAATAATAGAGTGTAAAGGATTAGCCACTGATGTATTCTCTATGAGGTTTAAACTTTTTAAAAAGTGGATAGCTGACAATGAAAAAGATTATATATTATTCACACCAAGAAATCAAGGTCAATGTAACTTTGTTTTTGAGGAAGTTAAAAAAATATTAAATGGTAAGATTTAAAATACTAATTAATTTTTTATTATGGATAACGGCAGTTGTATTAACCACCGTTATTCAAATAATAATAATATCATCGTTGATTAAAGCCTCTATTTAAAGAGGCTTTTTCTATTTTTAAAAATTCCTTTTCCTTCTCCAAATACACTCTTTTTATTCTTAAACAAATCAGATCCATCCTCACTATCTTTTTGTTTTTTAGCTATCTTTTCTAAGCTTCTAAAGGCTGAATTAAATTCAGAAGGTAAAAAGCCTAGGTGGTAAAGAATGTTTCCAGTAGAGGCTACTCTAAGGGCATTTTGAGTCTTTATCGGTAGTTCTTCTTCTTCTCCATTTTCACTATATTTACCAGTCCAAGCTAATTTTTGAAATTCATAAAAATCAACCCCTCCCTTTGCAACTATTCCGTACATACCAAATCTATCTAAATAATTGGTATCTAAACGAGGAAATATATTTATCTTATCTTTTTCCTCAACACCCAGTTCTTCTTGTATGTTATCTACTTGTTTAGCGACAACATACTGAGTTGGATAATCTAAAAACGGTACTGGAGATAAGTAATCAGCAACACTACTTTTTAGCTGTCCTTGTATGATACCTCTTAAACGCTTTTCTTTATCTTCCTCACTCTCTTCATATCCCATCAATGAAGATACACCAGAAAAAATCCCAACACTTATAGTAGCTGATATTGTTCTAAACATAGCTTGTTCAGCTGATAGAGCAACTAATGACTTTAAAGCAGTTTTTCTATCTTCTGATGTTGAATTAAGATTAAAAGCAGTTCTAAAATCAGAATACATTCTTGATTTCTGATTTAATGCGAACTTTGAGAAAACAAGTAAAACAGCTCTAGACAATTCAGCTCCTGGGTCTTTACTTGTCAACCACTTACCCTCAAGTGCTGTGTCAGAAACGTTTTGCTGTCTATCCACCTGTCTTTGAGCGTAAAACGCAGCGTCATCATTTATCTTATGATCAGATATATCTATTCCGTTTGGATCAATCCCTCTCTTTTCTAAACCTTCTTTATAATAAGAAATCCAAGATGCTTTTGCAATGAACACGTCTGGTTTAGCTAAAAACCACTTTAAGTAAACACCTTGTGCCTTACCTAATTTATCAAGCATTTCTTTTGGTTTTGAATCTTCAACACTTCTTAGTATATCTTGTATATCTACAAAATCAGAAGAAGAGTGAATACCTCTAGTAGCTATTTCGTAACCAGAATTATTTATAAAATCATTCCATTTCGGATCGAAAGCCTCCATAACAGATAACTTACCAGAGTTTATAAGTGTACTAGCTCCAACTGATATTGTTTGTTTTGGGAGCTGAGTAATACCACCTAAAGCCTTTATAGCTCCTATTCTAGAAACGGATCTAGTAGCCTTATTTATTGCCGATATTTCCTCTTTATTTATTGGAGGATAATTTCTACCTCTTTTTATATCAACAAAATTCTTTACCCTATCTATAAATAAATCTCTATCACCTTTGTCTGGTATTATTTTAGCAAATGAATCTGAATATATAAAAGCCTTCATTAATTTTATATCTCCAGCAGTGTTCGCATCTATTAACGCAGCTTTCATAGCTTGCTCATTATTTGCTTCAAAATTAGTATTTATATAAGATCCTTTTCTTAGTTTACTAGGGTTTTTTAATTCATTAAATACACCAGCTTTTTTATCATAAACCTTTCCTTCTTTATTTACTATCGCTGAATCAAAAGAATCTGAATCTATGGTTCCTTTTTCTCCAGATAAAGTAGAGTACTTCACAGTATTATAATTTTCTTCTTCGTTAAGAATTGTATTGTAATATTTTAAAGTAGCCTCTGCGTTTTTATCAAAGTTCTCCTTATGATAAGAAGACATTTCGTCAACAGCTTCAGAATTTATTTTGTCAGCTTTTGATATTACATCTTCTTTCGTGTTAGAATTTTTAAATATCTTATCGTAAACTTTTTGCTGTATTGCAGCTGATTTTATTTCTAATTCACTACCAACAGATAATACAGCTATAGATTGTTCTATTAATGATTTGTTTCTAGCAAAATCTTCAGATTCTTTACCAGGTGTAAATCTTTTAGCCATTGCTAAAAACGTTCTTTCAGCATTATTAAACTCAGTATTAAAACTTTGTTTGTTTGGGGAAGTATTTAAAAACTTTTTTGAGTATTTCGAGAAAGACTGATTTACTTTCATTTCAGCAATAGAAGCTCCTTTTTGAACAGCATCAAAACCTATTGCTTTCATAAAATCATTACCTTCATTAAAACCTCTAAATAAATTTTCTGATACGCTATAAAGACTTCCTATTTGCTTGTTCCAAAACTTACCAGCCCAACTAGAAAAAAATAATCTTAACTTAGTCGCTGGCTTACCTTTGGAAAACTCATCAGCTCTTTTTAAACCGTCATACTCCTTCATAAATGAATCGACTTTATTTGAATATCCATTTACAGCAATATCATTTAATATATCAACTACATTTAAAGCGTCTTTATTGGATAGCAATCCAAAGTCTATTCCCTTTAACTTGTTAAAAGACTCCTTTGTTTCTGTTGATATATCTATTTTTTCTCCAGTAAATCTATCTTTTTTATTCTTAATAATATCTGCAACTATAGCAGATAAAGAATCATAAGCTTTCTTTAATTTTGGTTTAATTTCAGATTCAGAATATTTAGTTTCTTTTATTTCTTTTTGATTATTTAATATTTCTTTAATATCTTCAAGGTTGAACTCGTCTGGATCTAACCCAGTTAATTCAAAAAAAGAATCTTCAATGTCTTTAGCCTTTTTTTCAACTGATCTAGACAGTTCTTTGTTTACATACTCATCTAATGAAGACTTGTCAATTCCTTTTGCAACATTTAATTTATCTCTTACAATAGTTGATCCTTTTATATTTTTATTAATGTTATCAGCTATATCTAAGTATGAATCAACATCATCAACGTCCTTAGGGTTTAAAGAAACAAATTTCTTAACTAAATCTATTAATTCTGGGTCAATATCTTTTGACTTTATCTTTTTCTTTATACTAGAAACTATTCCGTCTAATCCATCTAACTTGTCTTTATACTCTGAATCGGCTATTATTTTAGTAGCGTAATCTATTACTTTCTGAGTGGTCTTTGGGTTATCTAAATTCAACATTCCTATTCTCTTTATAAGAGAGTTAGCTTGTTTGATACTTAAACCACCTTTTTTAGGCTTACCATTCTCATCTTGAGACAGTGAGTTTATAGTATCTGTTAAGTTTTTTAGCTTAGCTTTTGCAGTTGCTTTAGTTATACTTATAGCTTGTAATCCCGCTTTAAATATATCTAGTGCATTTCCTTTAATCTCTTGTAAAGGAGTTTCTTTTTTTACTACTGGTTTTGCTTCTTCAACTTCTCCGATACCATCTTGAGTATCTTTATCTGTTTCTGTTTCGGTAGTTTCTTCAACATCTCCGATTTGCTCACTGATTTCTGCATCTTCATCTATTATTTTATCGTAATTTTCTTTATTGTTTTCATACTCAGACATTAAAACTTGATAACCTATATCTTCAGCAACTTGTCCATCAAACATAATAGTTTTTCCACTATCGTCTTTTAATGACACTGCTGATATATTACCATCTTTATCGTATTCTATACCACTGGCTGGTAGTTCTGATTGAACATTCCATAAATCACCATCTATAGAAACCTTTCCTTCCTCTGTTATTTCAAATTTCTTTTCTATAGGCAAAATACCTAAGCTCTCAACATTGTTATCAGATATTTCATCTACATTACCTAGGTCGTATTGTTTTTTATCTTTACCTTCAAATATAACTCTTTGTCCTTCTACATAAACATCTCCTTCTATAGGTGATTCTAGTTTGCTACCAGCGAAAGATTCTAAAGTAGCTGGTCTATTTAAAAAGCTAGAAACTTTTTGTCCAGATGGCTTAACTGGTTCAACAGGTTTTTCAACAGGTTCAGTAACTGATGTGGCTTCGGCTTCTTTATTTGCAGAAACTTCTAAATCATACATCTCAGATGCTCTTTTAGACACCATCTCTTTAGTAACATCAACTTGTTCTTTACCAGTTGGGTTAAGTTCTTTGTTTAAAGCATCAAAAGCTTCTTTGTTAAGTGAGTTTTGCTTATCTATTGGAAGTGAGCTAATACCAGAAGTTTCTATATCAAAGTCAATTGGCACTCCATTAAAGTCAGAGAAGTCACCAGTCACTTCAAAAGCCTCTGCCTTTGATATTATATCATTCTTAGCTTTCTTAGCGGCTGATAAGTCTTTTATTATTTCCTTTATAGCTATCTTTTTAGCTTCAACAGATAAAGCCTTATCGTTTTTTATTTTGTCTATAGAGTTACTAAAAGCCTCTATCTTTTTATTCGATCCATTTAATAAAGCTTTATCTTCATTAGATAACATTTTAAGCTTTTCTATTTCAGATCCAAGTAACTCTTTATTTTTAGCTTCTAATTCATCTGATTTTATCTTGAAGAATTCTCTACTCTCTTCACTTATATCCTCTTTATCTAATTCTTTTCTGAATTTATCTATGTTTTTATTTAGTGACTTTACTTGTCTGTATTTTTTATTAGAAACATATCCTTTTGCTCCATAAACCAACACTGTACCAGTAGTACTCATACCTAAAGAAGATACACCTTCGTTTAAAGCTTCTTTAAAGTTGAACTCACTTCTTATGCCAGTAGCTATGTCGTTCCATTGATTTAATACAGCTACACCTGTCTCCTCAACAAGTCCTCCAGCTATAGCTACCATTGGATTTTTTTCTACATACTTAGAGGCTATTCTAACAAAAGCATTTGATATTACTTTAGCTCCAGCTTTACCACTAGTTTGTAGTATTTTTTTAGTTGCCGCTCCAGATGCACCAGTAAACACTTGACCCAAAGTAGCTTCTATTGCACCACTAGTAGTAGCGTTTAAAGCTCTATCAGTAACACTTAGATTAGGTTGTTCTTCTTCTAATTGAGCACTTTTTGTAGCGGCAGAAGTGTATCCAAGTGCCAACATACCAGCAGTACCACCGCCAGACCCCATTGCTAAGACCATAGCTGGAGCTGATTTTAGTGCCGATCCTATTGTTATTGCCAAAGCTCCACCATAGTTTTTATTTTCCATTGCATCAAGTACAGTTCCTCCATAAGAAGCCTCTTCTTCAGTTATCTTCTTGTTTATTTTAGCTAACTTAGCTTTTAATATATTAGAAGGAACGTTCTCAAATCCTAAAGACTTAGCGAGTGATTTTGAAGTAGCTTCTTTAGGTCTTTCAACACCAAGTATATCGGCGCCTAAATTTATCAAAGGAGTTGTTACTAATCCAGATACTTGATCGTATATAAATCCTGGAGTATCATATACAGACTTAGAAGCTTGAGCTATACCGAAGTCAATCGTATTTAATAAGTAATCTCCAAGACCATCCTCCTCCTCTTCAACAACTTCTTTAGGAGCTTCTTTAACTACTTTTTTAGGACTAGGCTTTCCATCTAAAGAAACCGATGCCGTAGTTTTCTTTGGAGCATCTGTAACCAATGAAGTATATAAATCCTTTGGCTTTGAACCTGAACCCCACAATTTTTCTTGAGAAGTGGGTTTCGATTCTTCTTTTTTTTTTAATCCAACTAAATTATTAAACTCATCGTAGCTTTTAAAGCCGAGTTCTTTATTTGATGATTCAAAAAATACTTTTCTACTACCTTCGTTGTTTATTAACGATTTGAATTCGTTATAATCAGAGAAGCCTTTTTTTGAAGCGTAACTATTGTAAAGTAATTGTAATTGTTCTTCGTCCATTTCTTTGAATTTTATTTTTTAGCAGCTCTCATTTGTTCAGCAAGACTTTTTCCTTTAGGACTAGCTTTAGCCTTACCTTGTTTTTTTATCATCTTAGAATCTATGTACTCTTTAGCCTCTTCTGTATCTGTAAAGTAAGCTCCAGTAGATGGATTTATAATAAATGATAATACATCATTTGCATCATCAGCATCTGAGTCAAAGAATAAAAACTCCTTAGTCGTAGATATTTTTCTAGAACCGCTAACCTTACCATCTCTAGCAGATTGAGTTTCTGTTGGCCTTACTTGAATGAAATATCTTTTAGCACCATCATCTTCTCTACCAAATACATTTGCACCAGCAGTCTCACCTAAAGCCTTAACTGAAGAGCCTCTATTAATTGAGAATACTGTTGATTTTGCGATATCATCTCTCTGAACTCCTTTTGCATTTTTCCAAGTCTGAGTATAAGCTTTTGCAGAAGGCGTTGGTAATTTACTAGGGTCTTTAGGAGCTCCTACGTTTACATTTGTAACATTAGGTTTTGTATTGTCAGTTATATCTTTCAACCCAAACCCAGCATATACCCCTTTTTTAAATTCTTCTTTAGCGAAATTTAAATCACCATCTTTTTTATACTGTTCCATTGTTTTTGGATTAGCATATTTTTCAGGATTTCTTTCGTATAAATAAGAAGCTACATTGTCTTGAGTTGAAAACACTTTATCAACTAAACCATTTATTGTTTCAGCAGAACCCTTTGATATAGTAGTTTTCGTTCTTTTTGAGACACCTCCAACATCTGTAGTTAATGTTTCTGGAGCTATTATATCTTGTATTTTTTTTGTTAACCCAATCGTGTCTATTTGTTTTATTGAGTTATTAAAAAAAGATCCGTTTTCAAATTCGTATTCAGTTGCATAGTCTCTTTCAACACCTCTATCGTTAAATTTTTTATATACTGGTTTACCATCTTTTAAAAGAAAAGCACCACTAACAGGATCAACATCTCTAACTTTAAACAAAGTCTCTCCATTTTCTCCTTTAGATAATTCTAAATTTCTTTTAGCTGCAATATCTTGAGAAAAACTGAAACGACTACTATCTACATTTGAATATTTACCCTCAGTTAAATCTTTAGAAAAAGCAATTGAGTCATTGGTAAATTTTATTGCTACATTATTAAATCCCTTTACTCTATTCTGTAACTTTTGTTTTCTATTTAATAACTCTGGTGTATATCTACCTAGTCTTTCAGCTTCTTTATCTATCTCAAGATTTTCAGTTAAAGCATCGTCAACATATTTAGTTATAGATTCGTCATATCCACCGTTACCAGTTTTTTGAACATCAGCGTCAAACTTTTCTAACTTTAATTCCTCTTTTTTTTCTGGTTTTGGAATCATGCTTTTAATCATCTCAAAGTCTGCTTGTTGAGCTTGTTGAGCGTTTAAAGCTATCTTACCAAAATCTACATTTGGTGCAGTAACTGTAGCAAAAGCACCCGCTTTACCTATTGCCATATATTATCCTTTATTGTTTAATAACAAACCCTTATCTAGGGATTTATCAAAGTTAGCTTGACTTTGCATCATTTGAGCACCACTAGCAACACCTTGAGCCATACCAGAAACACCTTGCATTACACCTTCTTTTCCAGCATTATACTGCGAAGATAAAGCGGCAACATCGGCTTGGTATCTTTGTTCTTTTACACCTTGAATTCTAGCTTCATCTTGAGCTCTTATCTGGTCTATTTGTTTTTGTTGCATATCTAAGTCAGCTCCTATTTGTCTATTAGCAACGTTTTGTTGTGCATTTAAACCACTAAGACCACCTACTATACCTCTTATACCTCCACTTCTCAAAGCATCTACACCAGTAGAAAATTGTCTACCAAGTTCTTCTCTTTGTAAATCAGCACCCATAGTACTAACCTGTAACCCTTCAGCTATGTTAGTAGGCTCTGGTATCTTTAAATTCTCTAAAGCACTTTTAGCTTCACTAGCTTGTTTAGCAGAACTGATAGCTTGATAAGCTCCTCCAGCTACAGCTATAGCTGCACTCGTAATTGCTGCCATATTATAATCTTTTTATATATTCGTTACAATTTTTACTTCCCTCTGAAAAACCACACTCCAAATACTTGTTTTGTAGCCCCTCGTTTTTTAAAGACGCATAAGCTATCGTATAACCGTTGTTTTTACCTATAGAGCATAAAATGTCTATTACATTAGTTATCGCGTCTCTACGGTCTTCTTTATGCCTTACATTTGGATTTGAAACGATAAACTCAATCCAACAAGTCTCACTATTTGTAAAATATATAAACCCAGCACATATATCAACACCATCTTTGTTCACAATCACACCAGAGTCAGGTAACATTTCTAAAGGAGGAGCTGGGAATTTCCAAAAACTCCACCATTCAACTAGCGTTTCGTAGTCTAATTTTTCTATGTATCTAAACTCCATTGTATTTGATTTATGCAAAGATACTTAATTATATATATTTATATATATATATTAGTATTATCTTTAAACTTTTCTTTAATACCCTATCAAAGATTTGTTTAATACCCTATATAACTTTTCTTTAATACCTATTTGTAGGATTTAAACACTTCTGCGTTTACAGAGAATATATCTTGTTTTGTTCCAATACCAGTAGAAGTCAATTTCACTTTTGCAAAATAACCTTTGACACCAAAACTTTCGGCCTCTGAATTTTTAGCTATAAAATAAAATGCATTATTCTCTATGGTTACTGGAGGAGATGGAGTTACTGTTGTTAATTGGTATCCATCAAAGGAAACTAATCTACCAACTTTTACGTTTGTACCATCACTAGGTTTTACAAAATATAAACAATCTTCCTCAGATAAGAAAGATGGTAATGAAGTAAATGTATATGTATTACCGCTCCTTGATATTGGTGTTCCTAAACCTTGAATAGACAAGTGAGAGAAGTCTAATAAATCATCTCCATTTCTTCTTATGTATCCATAGCTCTCTCCTTCTCTAATCTCAAATTGAGAACTGTTTATATATCCAGAGTCTAAGTTACTTAATACTTCTAAATCCCAGTTTTTATCACTAGATTCTAATGATATGGTTTTAAAATGTTTTACATCACTAGGATCTTGATTAAACGCAAACTCAATATATGAATCGTGATTTACTAAAGAGCCAATGCTATTGTAAAAGTAATTCTTAGGAGATGTTTCTGAGTGGTGTTTAAAAAGTTGACCACACTTAAAAGAATAGAAACTATTACCAAGTCTAGACATCCATTCTGGACTATAAGACCAGAATGTTGTCCATCCATTATTTTTTTCATCAAAAGATATAGTACTTGACATTTATTTTTTTTTAATTATTAAGATGTTCCTACAGTTACAGTATTATTTATTATATCCACAGTTATAACTACGCTTGAAGTCAATAAGAAACTCTGATTAGTTGATGGATTTAAAACTTCCTCTTGATTAGTTCCAGCTAAATTTTGTTTAAATACTTGCATCCAGCTAGAATCAGAATGATAATTTGCAGAACCGTTAGAGTCGTATGAATTAGGAACCAATTTAAACTTAACAACACCTCTATTTGGAGAACCGATCCAGTCAGATCCGTTAGATAATTCAGTAGCTTCTAATTGAGATATATCAAAATAACTTACTCTGTCATATGAATTTGCAATAAAATTACTTGAATTGTAATAAGTTTGAGGGTCTCCATTTATAAATGTTTTAGATGGATAATTTAATAAATCTGTTTGTAAACCAGCAGATATATTTAAATAAGAAGTAGGTATTATATATCCATTTGAAATAAATGGTATTAATGCTAGCTCATCTATATTACTATCGAATACATTATATGTTGAATTAAAATTACCAGCATTATTTAAACTACCCTTACCTAAATTTTTCCATATCCATTCACCTCCATTAGAATTAACAAAAACACCAGCAACTAAATTAAACTGAGCCCTATTGCAACCGTGTCCATTAGAGTATCCATTTGGAAAATTACTTAACACTATTGGAGAAGTTGTTTTTGGAGAGCTTCCAGTTCCTCCACTAGTCATAACTGTTTGAAAGTAATTAAGTTTAAATTCCATACTAACCAAAGTAGCAAATATAGAGTTTACAGATAATACTTGTTGAGTAGCATTTGAAGGATTGTCTAAATCATTGACCTGTAATATAACTGAATAGTTAGCTCCAGCTGGTACTGGACCAGATATTGTAAATGTATTAGTTCCAGATGTTTGAACAAGAGTCCAACTAGGTGGTAATGATGAATTAGAAGCTATAGAAACAATCAATATATCAGAAGGTGCATCTGGATCAGATACGGTTCCTGTGTAAGTATATATATCTCCTGGAGATCCAGTAAATGGAGGAGCTATTTGATTAAATATAGGAGCGTCTGATATAGCTATTACAGTACCAGATACAGTTGAGATATTACTTTCGTTTCCATTTGAAATTAATTTAAAATTAAACGGACTAACAGATCCATAATAATTTAAAAAGGGTTTAAATGTAATAACATTCCCAAATGATGAAAGAGTATATGGAACAGAACTTATTTTTAAAGAAGTTCCTAAGTCGTATATATCTCCTTGTAATGTGTTTGGCAATGAAGTTATTACATAATTAGGATTAGGTAAATCACTAGTACCAATTAAGCTTACATTTACATTTACATCTTCATTTGTTAAAAAAGTAACTGGACTTGAAGTAACTGTTACTGGACAAGTCTCAATATTTGTTAATTTACCAAAAACCTGTCTTCTGTATATTCCAGAAATAGAATAGTATCCATCTGGAGCCTTTCTTAAAAATCCTGCGTCTTCGTATACAGAAGTAGCTGTATTAAAATCTATTGAATCTATATAAAATATCATCTATTTATTTTTTAAATAACACATAATCAAAACTTAAATTTTGATCTATACCAGCAACTTCTCTAAGAGCTAATTTAAAACCTGTTGACGTTTTTTCCCTAACAGACCACATCACATCATTATCCATATCGTAATTAGTAGACGCTCCAACTAGTGATCCAGTAACTATATAGTCAGATGTACCTACACTACTAAAAGTTATAGTTTTTAACATATCAGTTGAAGTCAAATTACCTATAAAATAAGTTCCCTTTAGCAATGGAGATGAATCAGATATAAAGTTCAATATAGCTGTCTCTACAGCTCTATGTTTAAGAGCCGTTATATTTGTTGCGCTTTCTAGATTAGTATCTATTAAGCTTTGTACTTCTGCTTTTGTCATATTTTTTTTAATTTATAAAATAATCTGTTGAATAATCTGTTTCTGTGTAATCTTGCAAAGATAAACATTTACAAGCTTGGTCTATACTAGTTTCGCTATAACATAAATCTATTTCATATGCAATTATTCCACAATTTTTTACATCTATATAATCCCAAACTAAATGTAAGATTTGATTACTTGATCTAGTAAATGCAAAATCAATATAATTTTCAGAACCATTATCTGTTACTATAGGATAAGTAGCAAATTCTAATATCTGTTGTGCATCTAAAGCCATATCGGAAACGACATAACCTATTCTATTACATCCAGTAAAAGTTCCAGTACCTTTAATCGAACTAACTCTTATAGTTGAATTATTGTATGGTATTTCATTTTCTCCTTCAAAGCCAGTGTCTGAATCAAATCTAGCAATTCCATTAGAAGGGAATATATCTAAAGCTGATGAAAACCCACTAGTTCCAGTAGCTGAATTTGTCCAAGAATATTTATTAGTCATTGACAATCCTGTATCTGTATCGTCTCCTACAACCAATGTTATGACCTCTAATTCTGGATTTATAATACAGTTATTAGTTAATGATAAAGCACCTATACTTACCTCTCTATTATATATAATAAGCGTTCCTTTATTTTGGCTAGATGTTTTAGATATTGATATTCCACCAGTACCAGTTCTATCATTAAATATAGATGTAACTCCATTAGTAGTAAACTCAAAATCAAATACACTTCCACTTTCTATTACATAATTAAATATATGTGTTCCTATATTAACTCCTAAGTCAACTTCGTATGTATAAGATGAATTAGGTTTTATGTTTATCCAATCTATATGTTGACCACATAGCAACATACTTTTATATTCTTTTTCTTCATTAGATAAAGATAATATATACTCATCACGAACTGGATCAAAGCCAGCAGGTTTAAAATTAAGTTTATAATCTCTTAAGTTATCTCTAAACCAATCTTTCATTTTGTATTTAGATATTGGCTCTAATCCATCTCCTCCTAATCTTAATACAGCTCCTTTATTAGTATCTGTAAAATACAATGAATTAGCATAATAAGCAAAGCTCTCTGGGTTCTTACTTATACCCCACTCACCAGCAAAAGGAACTTCTTGACCAAGAACTTCTTCAATAGAAGATATTTGACCACCACCAACTGCGTCATAAAGAACGTTTTTATTATACAAAACTCTATGTACCTTATCCTCTTGAAATATTATTAAATCATTATCCCTAGAGTGTATTTTTTGAATACTACCGTATTTATCATCTAAATCTTTATAGTTTCCTCTAGATAGATTAAATTCATTAAGTGAGTTGTAACTAGTTGTTTTGTCAAATGCACCACTATAAGTTAATGAAGCTATATTTCTTACTTCTTTATAACCATCTAATTGTACGGCATTTGGTCTTGAATTCATCGATAAGAAATTCTTGTTGAAAGAATCTTTAATTATGTAACTTTCAGCTCCATTTCCTTGAGAAAAACAGTTAAACCAATCTATATTTATTACAGCTGGAGAAATTGCAGTTTGATTAGAATCTAAAGAATTACTTTGAACTCTAGATAAATGTTTTCCATCTTGTATTAAATAAGTATCTTGAGTCTCAAAAAATATCTCTGAATTATTCTCATCTGGATCTGTCTCGAATATTAAAAGACTTATACCAGAAGTTATAGTAACCTTTGAATCCATAAATGAACTTCTTTGACCACTACCATTAACTATATTTTTTACTTTTAAATACAACAATCCGTTATCTCTTACAAATTGATGAGGTAATGAATCTTCAAAAACACCAAGTCCATTTGCTTCTGTTTCAAACCAATCTTCAAAAGTATCATAACTATCACTTGAAACAAATTGTTTTTTAAACTCTTCATTTGCTGGAGCTTTACCGTATTTTATACTAGTTATAGACATATCTATAAACGTACCAGGAGTTATCTTTATGTCTTCTATAACGCCAGCTGCGTTTTTATTAGAAAATGGACCTATATTTAAAAAAAAGTAATCACCATGACTTTCAGCATGATTCACTAAGTCATAAAAGTTTTTTTCTACCCTATCTATGTTTAAAGATCCATTTGCCTTTACTTTTATATATACTCCTTCTTTTTCTATTATATCTACATCAGAAGGATTTTTGTTTCCCTCTATAAAATCTTTTATTTTTGTTGCGTATTCTAATATCTGTATTTTTTCTATAGATTCAGATATTCCACTTACATTTTTTTTAACTATTATATAATCACCTTCCCTTACTTTTTGTTTATCTTGACCCTCAAGTCTTATCCATAAAAATGAATCTTCTTTATACGCAAATACACCATATATTGTTTGGTAATTTAACTTACTATCTTTTATAAATACCTTATATCTATTAGCCCATTTAGGTGGATTACTATTTATTTGCATTTGTAATTGATTCTTTGTATAGCTACTATCAATAGGTATAAAAGAAGTGTTGTTTTTACTAGTTAATACAGTAGAATATCTTCCATCATCATCTAGATAAACAATACCAGCTTCATAACTCCTATTGGATTTACAACTAGAAAAAGCATTACCAGTTGAAAGATAAATACTAACAGTATCTTCTTTTATTATATAATATTCATTTCCAGAAGTATGTGATATATATGGTATCTTTATCTTTAAAATATTTGGATAACCAGAAGTTATTATTTCATATGGATAATAAACAGCTACATCACCAACTGGAACGGTATTAGTAAAGTCGTAATTAGAAAATTGATTTGTAGCAACTACATTTATGAAGTTTATAAACTCTTCTGATATAGATAAATCATAAGCTGTTTCATAGTCTTTATCTAAATAAAAAGACAAATCAGATAAATAATTACCAAAAAACGGAGTTAAACTACTAGATCTAAATGATATATTTATTATTTTACCACTTTTTAATTGTGAATCATCAAGAGTTATACTCAACGTATCGTTTTCTGTTAAAGTATTTAACAATGAAAAAGACAAGTCTATGTCTGAAAATTGTTGAGAAGTAAAACCTAACTCAAAATCAACGTCTATTTTCTTTTCATCTAAATCAATTAAATCCCTTCCTTCAGTATAATTACCGAATATTAATCTATTACCAATAAACTCTTGTGATTTCGCTAATGTAGGTACGTTGTCATATAGTCTATTAACTTCGTCTTCTGGAAGTATAGAATATATTTTATTATTTGAAAATAAAAATGTTTTATTTGAATTATTTCCGTAACCTTCTTTTGATTTATTAAAATTATCTATTACGTATATATTATTGCTATTACTTTCTTTGAATAATAACTGTATATCGGTAACGTTTTTATCTCCAGTGTTAAATTTTATGTTTATAGCGTTAAACGAATTTACCATTCCATTGTTTTCTTGTGTAGAAAAATTAAATGAAAAATCAGATGGGTAAAATTGAGGGTTACTAAATGAAGACGAAGCGCTATACTCTCCATCTAAATATTTATATCTATATCCAAAAGAAAGAAACCTCTCTTTTATATTACTTTCTGTTCCGTCTCCAAATTGCGTAGGAGTACACATAGGAGCTTCAAAAGGAGCTCTCTTATGCAAACTTATGTCTTGTGTATTAAAATCGTTTACAGCGAGTGTTTTGCATCTATTTATGTTTATACATCTTATAGGATTCAAGTCGTCTGTCCATATCAATAACTTTTCTTTGTTAAAAGAGTTATATATCACATTAACACCAGTAATTTTATATTCAGAATTGAAATTCAAAATATTATTTTCTGGAGATCTATTATCTGCTAATATAATAGATGTAGATTCGTTATTTAAAATATCGTATTCATATATGAAATTACCGATACTTGAAGTTACAAACCAATATATACATTCATTACCTTCATCAGTTACGCTTCCAATAGTTATTGCATCAGTTGGTATTGATAAATTTGTTAACTTATCAAATCCATTTGCTTTTTGAATAAGACCAACACTAGAATCATTTGAGTTTGTAACTAGTATATTTTGAGCATCTATATATTCTCCTTCTGGTATCAATCGAACATCGAAATCTTTGTTCATTGATCCATTTACAAAAGTTTTTTTTAACTCCATATTATTTTGTCCAATTGCTTGCACCTCTCATAGATTGTAAAATTTCATCGTAACGAATATTTGACATTCTTATTTTGGTATTGTTTCTAATAGCTCTGTATTCATTCCTAGCTCTTTGAACTATATATTCTTGAACTCCGAACTTATTCGTAAGTATCTCATATTTTATAAACTGATATAAAAACTTCTCTGCTAATTTATTTACTTTTATCTCGTCTTCTGATAGATCAGAAAGACCATCTGATAAATACTCAACAACAATTGTTTTGCCAGTAAGATCAGAGCTAAATCTCATAACTCCTAGGTTTTTATTTAAAACAAAAGTTCCGTTTTGATTAGCTGTTTTTCCATCCATGCCAAATCTAGCACCATATAAAAGATCATTGCTATCTTCTTTATTGGTTTTTGGACTAGCGCTATTTATTTCTGTAGTAGAAGTACCTTGTAAAGCATCTCCATTATTATCAAATAATATATTGTAGTCGTTATCTTGAAGATAAGAACTTACTATTCCAGATTGATTATTTTTTATTATCGGTCTAAAATTACCATTGTCATCAACCCAACTAACTCTAACATAATTTATAAAATCTTTTGGAACTGGTAATTGTAAATTAGTAGGTAACTCTAATTCTAAAGCCTTTACTTCTTTTGCCACATCATAATTTAACTCTTGCAATCCTCTTTTTGCGTGAAAAACAACTTCGTATCTTTTACAATCGTTTATTATTTTATCATCTCCAACATACATCATATAAAAGTTATTTATAATATCTTTTAATTGTGTATATTGATAACCACCCCAATTTTCATCAGATGGATTTACATTACTATTCTCATAATATTCAAAGTCTGTTATCTGAGCCATATCTTATTAACTTTTATTTTAAGTTTTCTTTGTCTTCAAGTGCTATAGCTGCTCCAACAATATCAGCTTCTCTTATATTTAATCCAGAGTACTTTAGTATTTTTACAATTAGTTTAAGTTTATCTTCAAAACCAACTTCAAAATCTTGGAATCCTTGTTTAGATTGATTAAATAATGGATTACCTCCTACCATTTCATATGTCCAGTTAGGGTCTTTAGGATTTCTAAAGTACATTAACTTAACATTTGTCTCTATTGTTTCTGGGTATACTTTATAATTATTATTGTATTTTATATATCCTGGATAAAAAACACTAGGACCAACTAGAGTGTTTGTTAAAAAATAACTTAATTTATCCCTTGGTATCTCCTCAATTTCTTTATCATTATACATCAATGTTATAGCTGTATATAAATCAGATGGAGCTTTAAATAAATCAGTTACTGTATCAAAAACAAGAGATGTTGGAGGAACTGCAAATACATCCATTCCTTCCTTTGCTTTTTTGATTATCTCTTTGTAATTTGTTCTTGAGTTCTTACCAACTAGACTCTTGTTGTAATCATAAAAATAATCATCTACTACCTCCTGTTGAGCTTGTTTAGCAAAAGTGTTAAACTGTAATGGAGTTATGTATCCACGGCTTTCTTTATTCAACACAAAGTCAACCATGTTTCTTACGTCATTAATCATAATAATATCTATTTTGTGCAAAGTTAATAAAAAAAAAGCACCCCCTTTCGAGAGTGCAATTAATAATTATTATGTTTTTAAGTACTATAACTTATTTGAAATATCAGATAAAACATCCATTCCTTCATCAGTTAAGAAAAACGATGCTAATGCAGAATAAGCATTCTCACCAAATGGGATAGTAATAATTCTTCCACCATCTTTTCCTCCCCAATTTACAGTACGTCCATCTGTACTTAATCTAATAATATCTAGCTGCACTGCTCTAATAGCTATGTTTCTAAATTTAACAGAATCATCATTCATTAAAGAATTAAACTCCTTTGGATTTCTACCAGCATAAATCAGCATGTCTCTTCTTAATTCAGAAGATGTCATCGTCTCAACTTTACTTTTAAGTAAAACTCTTGCTATTGCCTCTAAGTCTTCAATTGGCATTTCTTTAACAGCTATCTGAGCCTCTAGTTTAAATGTTAATTCATCATACTCTTCAGCTGCTTTTTCTTCTGCATCAAACTCAACATATATAGACTGGTTGTCTGGATGATAAACAGATAAAAATCTTTGTAGCTCTACTTGTTCTTTTTTTACTTGTAAAACACCATTCTCAAAAATAATAGGAGTTGAGATAGCATAACCATCTTGTTCATCAACAAATGGAGATGACTGGTTATCGCTCCATCTTAAAGCTTTATTGCTTCTTGTCTCTAAATCAAAATAAAGAAGTGGTTTGCTTTGTGAGTGTTTAGAACGCAACATATAAGTAATTGGTGTTGCGTTACCTTTTAAAAGATAAATTCTATCTTTAAATTCAAATTCTTTAGAAGGGACTTCCTTCTTTGCTACTGGTCTTGCCATGATTATATTATATTAAATTAAAAAAGCAAAATTACAAAATTAATTTAACAAGATATTTAAGTACCAAAGATGGGACTCGAACCCATAAAACTCTAGTTTCTAAGACTAGGCACTCTTCCAATTCGTTTTTACGTCACTTTGGTTTTTGTTTCAATAAGAAGACTTGAACTCCTATCTATAGGTTCGTAGCCTATTGTTTTATCCAATTAAACTATATTGAAATTTGGGTGATACACGAGAATCGAACTCGCATTTTCAGAGACACAATCTGACGACTTAACCGTTAGTCGAATACCACCATTTGTTACAATACCAAGACTCGAACTTGGACAGACAGTGTCAAAAACTGTTATGCTACCATTACATCATATTGTATTTTGTCGCATAGGCAGGACTCGAACCTGCAATCTCCCGCTTCCAAGGCGGGCACGTAACCAATTTTGTCACTACGCGAAATAAAAAAGCCACCCTAAATGGATGGCTCTAATTTTAAATATGTTTTATTTTACAATACTACACACTAGTTCCACCCAAGATAATATCTTGTTGCGGGTGACGTAGAATATTGATGTTTGTATTTTTCATAGTGCAAATATACAACTTTATTTTTAATAAACAAAAAACCACCAAAGCCAAAGCCTCAGTGGTTAAAAAAAAGAGAGTGTAAAGCACCAACAGTACACTACAAATATACAAACAAAAAAGGTAAACCGAAGTCTACCTTTAATGATATTAATAAACAAGTTATTAACTATTTCAATAACATGAAGTTATTTGCACCTAAAACAACCAAAGCTCTTTCAGATAAGAAGTTAACTTGCATAGCATCCAATTCAGAATTAGAAGCACCACCAGCAGATCCTACGATCCAAGATTTGTATTTTCTATCTTCTGTTTCAGATTTTCTGTAACGAGTATGTAAGAAAGGACGTTTAGCGTTTTTACCAAGAACTTGATCGTAAATTGTCATTGTTCCAGCTGGAACTAATACACCATCGATGTCAGAGATAGAACCTCTAGTTGTTGCATCGTTAAGGTATTTCCAATCTGTTTTGTAAAAATCGTAACCTAAGTTAAATCCTTTGAATCCAAGATTTAAAGCCATGTCTTGTTCGTTGTCAAACAATCCGTAAGAAGCTCCGCTTGAACCGAAGTTATTTTGAGCAGCTAATACAGTGTCAATCTCGAAAGATGTTTTTCTGTTTACAAACAATACGTTTTCTTGAATAGCTCCTTCTTTATCTAATACCTTGATGATATTTTCTAAGTCAACTCTTTCAGTAATAGCACCAGATCCTACATTTCCTCTATTTGCAATTTCATAGAAAAGACCTTTAGTTCCTTTGTATCCAGCAGAAGCAACAGCAGATCCAGCAACAGCAGGTTCTCCTTCTACCATAGACATTTCTAAGTAATCTTCAAAACGTAAACGAGTTTCATGCTCAGATTTCAAATACCAAAGGTATCCAGAAGCACCATTTTCAGTTGAAACTTCAATCCAACCAACTTGAGCCATATCAGAACCATTAACCTCGTATTTATCTTTGATGATAATTGGGTTAGTTTCTAAGATGTCAGACTGAGCCTCTAAAGATCCAGACATTCCGTTAGTTCCTTTTTTGAATTCAGAACCATAAACGAATACTTTTAATGCACTTGCAACTGAACTTACAGCAGCTAAATCAGCAGCGCTATAAGGAGCAACTGTAATTGTAACACCATCAACATCAATACCAGTTACTAAAGCTTTAACAGTAATAGCACCATCATTGATTACGATAGTTTGGTTTAAACGTACAGAGTGAGCAGCTGTAAAAGTAATAGTAGAAGCACTAGCTTTAGTTGCAGTTCCAAATACGTGAAGACGACCTTGTTCTGTCCATTTAATTAAGTCAGATGTAGAAGGCATTTCAGCACCTACTAGACGTAAGAAAGAAGCGATAGAACGATTTCCAAATCTCTCGAATTCTTTTTCGTAAAGATCTGGTAATTCATGTGACAAAAAGTCAAATGTACCTACGTAGTTAGTAGATAATGTAGCTTTAACTGGAGCTGGAGTTAAATTAGCAGCACCAGTAATAGCATTAGTTGAAAAATTTACAGCTTGAGCCATGTTTGTTGTTTTATTTTAATTATTATTTCCTTTTTCTTATTTTTATTCCACTTTCAAAATCATCGTTTGAAATCAATCTCATTTTAGGTCCATCACCTTTTTGACTTACATCCTTGTTATCTCTTACAGACATGCTTATATTCTTAGCGTCTTTTATAACATTATCAGTAGCATCTGACTTACCTTGCTCGTAAAAGAACTTAGCAAATCCATCTGGATCCCTAAACATAGCTAAAGATTTATGATATTGGTGTTCGTCTTTTAAAAACCCGTTTTCGTCTAGGTGTTTCGCAATAACTTTACTAATATCTGACTGGGCATTTTTAGTTTCTAGCACATCACTAGGTTTAAAAACCTGTTTCTTATCTCCTAGATTAAACTCAAAACCTTTGAATTCACTATTAAACAATCTATTGGTTTTATCTAAAAACACTTCCGTCTTTCTTTGAGCAGATTCATTATCTTTCTTTGAACTCTCAGTGTATTCTTGATAGAAATTAAAAGCTTTTTTATAATCTTCAGAAACTTCAGTATACCCAGACCCTAGATCTACCTTGTATTGTTCCTTCAAATCATTTAAATAACCTTTAGCTCTAAACAATTCTTCTTTTAACGCAACCTTTTTCTTCTTAATTTCTTTATCGTCATCAATATCTTCATCATAAGAATACTCTTCTTCTAATAGATATGCAATGTCATCATCATCAAGATGAGGTTTTGTTTGTTTGTAATATTCTTTAAGAATCGTAGAGTCATTTTCAGAACTCCAATCCCTATTTATCTTTAAATAGTTGTCAACACCAAACTCCATTAGTTTTTTAATGTCCTCTGGTAACTCAGCCTTTTCTTTTTGAGTAAGAGCTTCGTCTAGTGACGTATATTCTTTTTGATACCTTTCTTTTAAGTAACTTAACACTCTGGCATCATCAATATCTAAAGGAACTTCTTCAATTACTTCTTCGATAACTTCTTCGTTAACCACTTCTTCGTTTACAACTTCATCAACAGTTTCTTCTAAAACAATTTCTTCAGTTGATTTTTGTGACTCTTGTTCGTCACCTAATACTTTAAAAGTAAATCCTTCCATTATATTAAATATTAAATTAAATTTTTTGCAAAGTTATGAATATTTTAAATATCACCAAGCAAGCTTTCCATATCCATTAAATCTTCATCATCTTCATCATCCTCAAAGTCTATTGCATCTTCGTCTTTAGCTCTTTGATTAATCATTTTTGATTGCTGAGTAGCTTGTAACTTAGTCCTTTTATCTTTTCTGTCTTCTCTGTCTTTTTCCTTTCTTTCTAGAGAAACTAACTCACCTTTTTTTACATCGGCTTTAATACCTTGTTCAAGTTTTATTAATTCAGACTTCAATTGAAATTCGATTTGCATCTTTTCCATTTCGTTCTGATGCTTCAATTGTTCTAACTGGCTTTCAGATTGAGATTCTGCTTGAATCAATTGTAATTTAGACTGAGAAGTTGATTGAGCTAATTGAGCTTGAGCTTGTGCTTGTGCCTCATAGTTCTTCTTTTGATTTTCTTGGTCTTTCTCCTCTTTCTTTAATTTCTTAACTTTAAGTAATTGAGAAGCTATTTTAACATTCTTAACGTTTCTAATGTCTATTGCATCATCAATATCTATCTTACCAGCAGAAAGTGCGGCTTGTATATTCTGATTAAGCATCATTGTCTCTTCTTCATCTGGCATTAACTCTATGTAAATACCAAAATTGTATAAGTGAAGATCTTTTATTTTTTCTATAGTCTCCATAGAACTACCTCCAATCATATTTGCAAAGTCTTCTTTCATATCAGAATACTCTAACACGTCAGACATTCTATAGCAAATACACTCAGCTAATCTTCTAGTTGTAAAAATACCACTTTGCAAAATGTGTCTTGTAGCTGTATTTGAATTTAAAGCAGCTAATTTTTGAGTTCCAACTAAACTATTCTCATCTGGCATACTACCATCTCTAGCTTCGTTCAATCCAGTTACTGCCCTAATCATACCAACGTATTGATTATACATTCCTATAAGAGATTGTATCTTTCCATTTGCTCCAGACGCAGTTAATTCTTGAACTGGTATTTTACCATTATTAAACTCTCCGTCTTCAGTAGAGCTTCTACCTATTACACTACCAGTTTGGAAATATAAATTTAAAGCCTCTTCTGGAGTATATGTCATTCCATTACCAAGATTAATAGAGTTTAATCCATCAACATCTATGTATACACCATCTGGTTTCATACTAGATATTACTTGCTGTAACTTTAAATGTGTTAATTGTATTTGATCTGCAAAAGGAATCATTCTTTTAACTAAAGAGTCAATAGATCCTCTATACATTCTAGGAGCTGAAACAACATAGGGAGCATAAACTTTAGATATAGAAGACTTTGGTCTAACCATATTTTTCATTATATCCCACTTCAATATGTAGTTAGTTCCCAAAACAAGAACTCCTTCAAACCAAACGTCTATTCTTTTTGATAATTTCTCAAATTGAGCGTCATTTGCTTTTGGCCCTTGAAAAGAATCGTCTCTTTTTATTACTTTTTCACCACCATTATTGTTTTTCTTTTTCTTGTATACAATACTGGTATCTGTTTTAAATGCAAAGAATAATAATGAAACACCTTCGGTAGATATGTTTGCGTTATTTCCCCCTTGGACATTTTGATAGTTGTCAAACTGAGAAGATAATTTTGATATTTCTTTTATATCTTCTTGAGTTAAACTAGGATTTATTTTTTTTAATTCTGTAATGTTAACGTTTTTTACTTCTCCAAAGTAATAGCAATCTTGAAAAGTAGGGTCTTCCGTTGGAGACCAAATCATATTTGCTGGATCACAGTACTCTATAGATATTCCATTATGAGTATCAAAAGAATGTTTAGCTGCTGAAACACCAAGAACTGTTGCGTCTTCATCAATCCTTCTTTTAATTAAGTCGTAATTGTTTAGTTTAAAAACATTGTCTATAGCTTTTTCCTCAACAACTTCTATCTCATCTTTATAGAATTCCATATGAAGATCTAATTCCTGTTTATTTCCAGGCATTTCTTCTTCTGGTATTGGATACATATCTAACTTTAAAAGTTCTTTAGCATCTTTTAAAATCTTCTTCCCATATACGGCTTTTTCTAATTGAAATTTGTACTCTCCTTTTTTAATTGAAGACATACTATCTATAGCTTCTGCTTTAACTTCATATTGTCTACTAGACATTCCGTTTACAACTATATCTACAAACTTAGGTATAATAGGCACTGGAGTCCAATCTACATTAAGATAAGATATGTCTCCATTGACACTCATTTCTTTCTTGTATTTCTGAACAGACTGCTCTCCTTTTGCGTATAATCTTAACTTATGATAATGATCTCTATTAGTGTAAAACCTAGATCCATTAGATGCTGTTTTTCTAAACCATTCTGATTGAATAGCATGAGCTACATTTCTACCATATTCTTCACTTAATTTAGTTGTGTCATCCGCCAACTGATCTGGAAAATAAACATTAGGTAATGAAAAGTCTTTAGTCATATTATTTTAATAATTCGCTTTGTAATCCTTTATTGGAATATCTTGCAAAATTAAACATTATTTCTTTATTATTTCTAATGGGCTTAGTAATAAAAGATTGATTCGCCATTACTGCAAAACCACTACTGATAGATGCATCAAATTTAGTTCTGTTTGATATATCGTAATTTGCCCAGTCTAATAGCGTTCTATTAAAATACATATTACCAACATTACCAGCCTCTCTAAATTGACCGCTATAGTCTACACCAACATATTGATTTATGTAGGCCTCAAGCGCATTAGCGTGTAACTCAATTACTTGCATAGAAGAAGGTATACCTCCTAGTTCTTTTTCAGAACTACTTAAATCATTTTTATGTTTATCTGGTCTTCTCATGCAGTACTTATCATAACCTCTATTATAAAAATACTTTAATTGACCAACTTTATTATTCTCAATTAATATAGGCATGCCATAAAATACACAAGCCATTAAACAGTCTTCATAAAACTCTTCAGCCGTTCTTGGTCTAGCTATGTACTCAAGAAAAAAGAAATTACTTGGGGCATCCTCCATATTAAACTTTGTCAATCCGTGTAAAGAACCTTTAGATCCTCCACCACCAACTACTCCAGATATGTCGTATGTGTCGCAACCAAAAGCTCCTATGTGAGTATTAGCTGGGTATTTTCTTCCATTCTTAATCTCAATATTATTAGTCATATCTTTATTTGGGAACCAGGTGATTTTAAAGTTACCATCTTTACTTGGTATCCATATTACTTCTGTATCCCTAACACCATTCTTCCAAATAAACTTACCAGTGTTTACTATTTGGTTTATTTCTAATCCATCATTATAATCTATTTGCTCGTATATTTTAGATAAATCAAATAAAGAGTTCTTAGCCTCGTCTCTGAATGCGTGACTCTCTGTTCTTGGAAATTGTCTATAGAACTCGTTTAAGGCATCAGAATTGCTTTTTAAGGCGTTAACTTCGTTTTCCCAGTAATCTATAACGCCTGTGTAAATAAAACCTCCCTGAACGTCTCTAATCGGTTTCTCTGGATTTCTAAATACTGGATGTCCATATATATCTATATAACCCTCAAAATTCCATTCCATAGGTATAAATAATGAATACAGTCCAGTTAGTGTCTGACCATTTGCGTTTCTTTTATTAACATCTGAATCATAGTATAATGATTTGTAATTACCTCCTCCTTTAGCAATTGAGTTTGAAGTAGATCCCATCATACATTTACCAATTATCCTTCTACCTAAACGCAAACAAGTTTTAGTAACCCTCCAGTTATTTAATATGTTATTAGGAACATCCCACTTACCACTTTCATCGTGTACAAGACGCATTAATTTTTCCCCATCATAACTATTGTCAGATGTATTCTTCCAGTCGATAGTAGTGTCTAATCCGTCTATATCATCTTTTAAAGAAGACATATTATTCTTTGTTATTTTTGAAGCTGGTACTCTATAAGCTAACTCTGTCTTTGGCTTGTCCATACCGTCCATAATTGGCTTAAAGAAAAATGGATAGTTACCAGATATAGGAACTACTTTATCAGTGAACATTTTCTTAGCATCTGTACCAGTCTTTGATAAAATACCAAGTCTACTATCTCTTGCAAGTGTAGCAGTGTTAACTAACTCAGCAGCAGACATAAAGGAAAATCCAGAACGTCTATTTTTTAAATAGCACATGCCATAACTCCTTTCATCAGCAACACATCCCTCCCAAAAAATATAAAATATTCTATTAGCCTCTCTAAACTCAGCATGGCCGACATCTATCTTAGTCCACTGTAAATACATATAATGAGTACCAGTTAAGTATGTAGGGACTCCATTATTATAGAACCAAAACCCTTCATCTCTTCTATCGAATTCGCTTTCTATATAATCTACATATTTGTTTTTGAATTCATTACTATGTTCATTCCACTGAAACACAGATGTTATTTTTTGAAGTTCTTTAGGGTATTCAAAACAAGACCAATACTGATCCTCTTTCTTTTTGTCTCTTTTGTATATATTTTTAGGAGATGAAGGAAGAGCTATATGAAATCCTTGAATGTCATATATCTCTCCTATTGTACCATCTTTAGATATTACAACAACATCGAATTCTGGATTATATCCATACTTCCATTCTTTTTTCTTGTTTAATCTATCTATATCTTTTAGATCTATTTTATTTACTACCTTAAAAATACTAAGATCTTCCTTTACTTCTTTTTTCTGCGAATGACTGGAATTTGACTTCATCTACTTCTTCTTTTTGATTTCCTTCTAACATATTTCTCTCGCTCTCTATTTTAGTTAAAATATAAAAAGCATCATCTAAAGCTGTCTTCTTTGCTAAAACAGCATTCCTCATTTTATCAGCTGATATGTCATCTAAAGAATCATCAGATATTATTTCGTCAGCTAGAACCTTAATCAATTCTATTACAGACTTGTAAGCAGCGTCTATAATTTTTTCTTTTAATTCGTTGTGATCGTATTTCATATTTCATTTAATTCTATTACGACATCTCTATCATACATCCTATATATCTTTTCTCCATCTACTTCAAATTCGTATTCGCTATTTTTAGTGAACGCAACAAAGGAGCCACTTTTTAAGTTTAAATTGTCTTCTTGTTTTTTACTTGGATATACAATAACACCTATGTGCTTTTCTTCTTTATCAACAGAGTATATTGCACTACTTTGTATTTTAGCTATTGGTTTTACAAAACAATAATTCAAATGAGATTTCCATATACCTTTTGATTTATATAAATAAATTCTATCTGGATTAACTATGTATAAGTCACCTCTAAAAAACTCTGGTGATTTAGTTTGCCTTCCCTTCATGTCGTGATACGTTCTAAATATATTATGATGTACAACAACTACATCACCAACAGAAATACTTCCGTTATAATATATAGGCAATTCAATAACAAGAGCTATTCTATTTACGTATTTAGCTAAATCTAAAGATGTGTTTACTACTAAATCAACTCCAGATACTTTAGTCGTGTTTTTATATTGCTCTCCAATAGGAGACAGTATAAAGCTAAATGGAGACTTCATTAAAAATTAATGTTAAACTCCAATACCATTGGAACATTATAGTTTATTTCTTTCCAACATAGAACTACTTTGTCTAGTTCAATCCAAATTAAAATACCAGTCTCAGTTCTTTGCATAGTATGTATAACATAATTACCTAATACAGATTGACCAAGAACATAGTGCATAGAATTTTTATAGTCATTTCCTATGCTGACTTTTCTTATTTCTTGCATTTAATTAAATTTTAAAAGCCACCTGTAAGAGATGGCTTGTTTTTATTATTCTTTCTTTTCTAAAACGGTAAATTCTCCAGTTGAAGTATCGATATTAATATCTCCATATTGTTCTTTTAAATCTGATTTAAATAGGTTAAAATCAGTTTCAACTTGTTTAATTTGAGACATTACATTTTCTTTTTGTAATTCGTATTGAATTGTTAAAGATCCAATGATTTCAGTTCCTTTTTTAAACTGTTCTTCAAATGCTTTCAATTTACTTAACTGATGATCTGTCACTTTGTTTTCGATCATCTCAGATATTTTTTCTTTTTTCATATTAAAATTATATTAGATTAATATGCAAATATAATCTTTTTATTTAAAAAAACTTATATAATCATTTATTTTTGATTTATATCTATATAATAAATAAATTAAAATTACAGGCAGTAATAACCAAAGAAATATTAAGTAATTATTTTTTTTCTCTGTAACCTTAACTAATGACTTTTTAACATCTAATCTTTTTACGTTTAACTTTTTTACAAAAGATGTTTTTTCTACCTCTTTGGTTTTATCTGCCTTATATGTATTTGATTTTTTTTTCTTTAAAATAACATTTTTAAATACCATACCCTCTATCACCATTGGTTTTGAAGTGTCTGCTGGCTTGTATTCAAATTCTTCAATGCTTACATTTGTAATTACATTATTCTCTTTTACATAAGTACCATCAATCCTTACCGTTACAGAACTATCTACTTTTATTTCTGTATTCAATTTAGATATATTAACTTTTCTTGATCCACAAGAAATTAATAAAAACAAACTAATAATTAATATTATTTTTTTTAACATTTTTTAACATTGTTATATGACTCCAAGAGTAACCTCTTTTTATATCACTTATTGTTGGTATTGATATTTTATATTCTAAGCTTATTTCTAAGTACTTTCTTTTATCTACTAATATCTTTAATACTTCATCTTCCTTTAATTTTGACTGACTATTTTTTTCTCCATTCGCAGTTCTTAAACCAGTTTTTATAGAATGCAATTGATTCTCGCTTTTAGTAACCCACTCAAGATTCTCTAATCTATTGTCTGTTTTTACTCCATTAATATGATTTACCTCTGGCTTATTTTGATCATTTAAAAGAAATGATCTCGCTACCAATCTATGAGCTGTAAACTTTTTAACTTTTCCATTTTTACATAAGTCAATATATAAATAACCGTTTTTTTTATTTTGCATTGTCTTCATTTTTCTTACACCCTTCCTTGTTTTTTTTGGATATGAAAAAAAATCTCCGTCTTCATTTAAAAAATACAACCCTTCGTAATCTTTTACATCTGTGTTCATAATTTATTTTAATAGTTTGACCACAAATATAATGAATTAATTTAAATCATTGTCATTTTTATAAGTTAAATAAATTGTTTTATTTTTTATTTTTTTAGCTATTAATATTTGCTTTCTTTGTTTTCCAGTTGATTCATACGAAACATGTACCCAAGATGGGTTTCCATTTAATGGGAATTCTGCAATAACCTGATCAAAAATTAAGTTGTTTTTAATCCAATTAAAAACTTCTAAATTAGTAACAGAAGTTCCGTCCATATCTATGTCGATTGCTTCTCCAGTAGAGTGCTGAGATGTTTTACTAGCTCCTTTTATAGATGCATTTAATGCAGAACTTCTATATCCAGAACTTATGTGTATAGGAACGTTAAAATGTTCTCTAATTGGTTGAAAAACATTCATTGCTAACTTTCTCATATTAGCAGTATGCTCTTCAGTAGGCATATTATTTATACCATTTCTTTTTGCAGATTCACTTCTTATCATTTCTGATAGAGATAAGTTTTTTGATAATTGCATTAATTTGTAATTTCGTTTATATTTGATTTTATTTCTTTAGCTCTATTAAAAGCTCCTTTTAACATACTCCAAATATCTATTTTAAAAGACTCCTCTATATTTTCTTTTACAGAAACCAATTCAACAAACATTAAAAGTATAGAACATATCTTTGTAAACATATATTCAAATCCGAATGTCTTCTTTATAAATTCGTTGAAAACAAAGTAATCCATAACGAATAACAATAGTATACATATTTCATATAAAGCCATCTTGCTTATTACATTTGAAAACTTTCTGCTTCTTATACTTTTCCACCCCTCTAATTTTATACTTTTAAATACACCCGTAAAAGTGTCTAATGCTATAGCTGCTCCGACAGATATTAGTAATCCGTATATTGGAACAAATAATAGTAATACTGATGCAAATATGTAATTTATATACTTCATTGTTATTTATTATCTTATACTTATTTTCTTTACAAAAATAATCATTTTATATTTATGTTTACGGTCCAGTTACGATTGTCTCTCCAAATAAAGGTCCAGTTATCATCACTGGATTTATTAGTAAAGCAATTTGATTCTCTATATTAGATTTCATATTGTCTAACTCAGATGCTTTTACTTCTTCCTCTGGTAATGTTTCTGGTACGGTCCCTAATATAGATTCTAACCACCCTATTACATCCGCTTCTGTTATCCCGTCGTACGGTGTAAAGTCTTCTGGATTTGGATCACCCACAGATGTTGCTCCGTAAGTCTCCGCTGTTATTCCATTCTCGTCCGTTCCTTTGTATCTCCAGTGAATTGTTTTTATTACATCTTGTAATCCGTTTAAGCTAACTGCTCTTTCAGCCGCTGCAATTGTCCAATTAAATGTTATCATAACTATATATTTTTCATTTGTTGTATTTCATTGTAAATCCTCATTAATTCAGCCTCTTTTTCAGCTAAAATTTCTTCTTGAGTTTGTTCTTCAACTTCTATAAATTCAATACTTACAAGTCCGTTTTCGTCGTAAATTTCGTTTCTAATTTGTTTCATCATTTTATATATTTATATTTATTGCAGGAATAGTTCCTGATCTTATGGTAATAGTACTTATTGTAGTTGGAGCTGAACCAAAAGTAACAGCTAATGAGTATGAGTTATTAATAGTAGGACTTGAGTTATTTGAACTTATAGCAATACATTGTGTTGTTTGTAAACTAAACGGTGTAAATGTTCCGTTAGCATAAGTTGCCAACCAATAGGTTTCACCAGATGCAAAAGTCTGACTTGTAGTTACTGTTTTTAATCCTACAGTAGAACAGTCTAAGTTCGCACTTTCGTATATTTTATTATAGGGTTTTCCGTTCAAGTCTGAATAAATTAACATTCTCATAGAAACAACGCTAGACACACCTATATAAATACTTAATGAAGTTGACGTTAAATCCTGCGCTGGTATATATGGGTTAAATATTAACGTATTCGCACTCTGAGTTGTACCTGAAGAAGTATTCGCTGAATTAATTGCTGATGTTGTACTTTGACCGCTTGATAATTTAACTAAAGAATGGACACCGCCAACTCCTACCCAAGATGTTCCAACACCATTTGATGATAATACTTGCCCAGACGTTCCTGGTAAATTGCTTGAGTCTTTAAAAGAACCAGTTAATCTTAAATTACCAACTATATGAAGTTTTTCAGTAGAAGCTTCAATTCCAATTCCAATATTACCAGAAGTATTTAAAACAAGTTGATCTGCAGCGCCTGCCGTAGCTCTAATTCTAATATTATTTAAAGTTGTCTTATTAAAACCTATAATATCATAGGTAGTTAAATTGGTTTGTAGCATTAATCCAGATGTACCATTTCCAAAATAAGCATTATTACCAGAAGCATCTGCTTTAGACACATCTAGAGCTGTAAAAGGATTTGTTATGCCTATACCTAAATATCCAGCCTGTGTAATTCTCATTACATTAGCGCTATTCATTTGGAAATCTAATGGCTGGTTTGTATTTCCTACATTTATTCTAGCAAATCCAGCTGTTGAATTTGGCAGTAATTTTATTTCAGTACCTCCAGCTCCAGTAGCCTCTATTGTCAACGTTCTGCCTCCTCCACCTGACATTTTAATATTCCCACTAACATCCAACTTTTCTGCTGGTATTGTTGTACCTAATCCTAATCTATTATTTGTATCATCCCAAAAGAATTGTGAGTTATCTTGTTGTAGCACTCCTCCAATTCCAGCAAATAATACAGATCCAGAAGTTGCGCTTGTTATAAGTCCTCCTATTGACATTGATCCAGCTACAGTAAATGTTCTGTTAGCACTTAGATCTTGCGTAACACCGTTTATTGTTAATGTTCTTGAAGTTGGTACACCGCCTAGCCCAGTTAATGTCTGATCCCCCGTATTAGTGCCGCTTAAATTAGATGCGCTTATACTAGAGGCGAATATAGCTCCATCTGCGCTTGTTATATATCCAGTATCACTAATTGTTAGTTTATCAAATCCATTTTTTGAAACTGTAAAAGGTAAACCTGTTGACTCAAAGTGGTTTTCTAAAACTAAATTCCTTCCTGTTCCAAAATTATAAAAATAATTTCCAGTTCCTATAGAATAGTTAGTAGAATAAATACCAATAGCTTCAGAATAATTTCCATAATTTCCAGAGCGTATACCATACCCATTGCTTTCGTTATTTGAAGAGATATTTATACCAGAAGAATCATTTTGTAAATACATACCTACACCTCCAGAAACAATGTAAGATTTTATATTTATTCCAGAACCTACTTGATTAAAAGTTTTAGTACCAGTTATATTTTCGTTACCGGTTTTGTGTACAACGTTAGCGTCATCAGCAGGTGTGTATCCTAATATAGTAGGCACGGTCTTTGGCATCCATAATAGCGCTGACGTATCATAAACTAATACCTCATTGTTATTTGGCGAAACTGCTGATACATTATGCAACTCTTCTAATTCATACCCGTTGTTTACCTTAACAAATATTTTTCCGTGTATCGCGTGCGCATACTCCACAAATCCAATTATTACAGTATGTATAGGAGCAATTGGTTTTATGTTAGTTATTCTACCAGCAACAGTTCCGCTAAGATAAAGTATATCGCCATCTAGCCATGTCTCTCCTTGTAAAGAACCAGTTGTATTTATTTCTCTGACCTGCCCGCTTGTAGTTATAAACCCTTCTTGATTTATTAATATTGTTTCAGTTACCAGCCCTAATGTAGCTGCGCTATCTAAGTCATTATCTGCTTGAGCTAAGTCAACTTTAGGTCTTTGCCCTTGCGCTCCAGTGACTCTTACTGCTTGGTAATTTGCTTCTAGCAATGTTATATTACCAGAGGTTTTATTTACAACCCTTGCAACAGTCTCTTGCCCTATTTGTAATGTTACACTTTCACCTTTCAAGCTTAAATTTAAAGTACCATCCGTATCGTTCCAAGCTAGACTACCTACAGTAGTAGGAGGAACTGTTGGCGTTGTATCAAATTGTATATTACCAGTCGATAATCCGTATTCGCCTAAATTAACATTACCTGTGGCGCCTGTATACGGAACAAATACTCCAGATCCAATATCTGATAATAATTGGACTCCAGTTCTGTACTTAACAGCTCCTCCATCTGACACTAAAAACTTATCTGTATCTAGTGTAGCATTTGCTATTTGAGATAGATTTAAAGATCCATCTACTTCAACCGAAGTTTTTATTTTCATGTTATCCTATTTTCTTTACTAGTACTCTAATACTTCCAGTTGCTGGTGCCGTTGTGAATGACACAACTACTGTATTGACTGCGTTTCTAGTTACATCTGATATTACCGTTTCTTTTGTTATGAAGTCATAAAGACTAACCTCTACGTCAAGTGAGTTCAAGTTGTGTGTCACTGTATAACTTGTTGCAACTCCATTTCCTATTGTACTTGCGTAAGAGTACTCAGAGTTGTTAACCGATAGGTCTACATCTCCATTTACATTTACTACCGTTACAGATCCATCTGCTGAAGTAATTGAATTTACTGGAGAGTCTCCGTCTACATAAGATATAGGATAGAATACTCCATCATTAGCCTGTATCTCCCACTTGTCCGTAGTCTCATTCCATCTTAATGATCTATTTGGGTCGTCCCCTCTCTCTACCTCAATACCAGCATTCTCTGTAGCAGTACCAACTGCGTTGCTATTTAAAGTAATTATATTGTCAGCTAATAGTATCTGCTCAGTATTAACAGTAGTTACTGTTCCGCTAACTGTAAGATTGCCTCCAACAACTAAGTCGTTTGTTATTGTAACATCGTCTGGTAAACCTACAACTATCTCAGATCCGCTTTCCGTGATCTGAATCTCATTGGAAGTACCAGCTATAGTAATAGAGTTAGACGCTCCTAGGTCGTCTGTCAAGAAAATAGAAGCTGAGTTTGTTGATCCAGCTCCAACTGATATAGTATACGTCCTACCCTCAAAAGTCTCTGTAGCTGATGTTATGCCAGTTATGTGACCAAATGAATCAAGAGTTATATCTTGTATATAGGTTCTTCCAGAGTTATTTACAGATGTAGCTGGGTTAGTAGCTGGGTGAGCTGTGAGATACCTACCATCTAAACTTACCGTTAGATCAGCTAACGCACCGCTCCTACCAAGAGTAAGTGTTCCATTGGCAGTAGAGAATGCTAATTCATCAACATAGTTATCTGTGTCTTGTATTGCTACCCACTGAGTACCATTGTAAAAGTATATTTTTTTATCTCCAAGTGTAGAGTCAAAGTATATCTGTCCCTCTTTTGGTCCAGATGGAGGTGTTCCCAATGGATGAACTACTACATTCTGTAATTCATTACCAGTTAAATCTAAGTTACTTAAGTGTTTCATTTATCTTAATTAATTGAAGAATGCCTTACCAGAAAATGATGAGGTAAATCTTATTATTACTGTATTTAGTGAGTTATATTCTATTTCTCCAACAACAACGTTATTTCCAGAATCTACTATTGAAATTGACGGATACTTTTTTAAGTTATGAGTAACATCCCATTGATTAGAAGCTAAATTTTGAGAGTGTACAAAGTTCTTATCTAATTCTTTATTATTTGGTATTGTAGTAACTCCATATATCTTAGTATCCTCCATTGAACCATTTGCCTCAACAAGTTCTAATGATAAATTATAAAACGTTAAATTACTTAAATCTTCTACTACATCTAATAATTTATATATACCAAATACATTTGGATTAGATGTATCAGCTATCATTATAGTATTACCAACAAAAGCTTCTAATATATCAACTATATATTTTAATCCACTATTCTTCTCACTTACTTTAAGAGTTGTAATTGATGAAAATAAAGGTGATTGAGTTAATGTAGTTACAGAACCCACTGGTCTATCTCCTACAAATGTTTGGTAATATTTAAAGTTTATTTGGTTTACAACTCCTAAAATACCCGACTCATTAAAAAAATCAGCCAGGTTCTTAGGTGTAAAGTTTTTAGTTATTCCTCCGCTAAAATCAGTTCCGATCCATTTATCGTTTTCAGTTACAATTGGATCTATTACATAGGTACTTATTCTAGCCATTTAATTATTTTTTGTTTTTTGTATTATTAACTTTTGCGCTAACTAATCTTAAATTAGATTTATGATTGCTACCTCCATCAGCTAGTGTTTTCTTATGATCTACAACGTAACCATCTGGTATGTTTTTAAACTTAGAACGAGCCTGTACTCTAGCCTTCTGTTTTGCTTTTTCAGATGGCGTAGAGTTCTTTTCTTTTTTATAAGCTTTTCCATCTTCAGATTCATTCCATTTCTTAGAAGTAACTTGATGTTTCTTTCTAGCCTCTGGATTTTCTCTATAGTATTTAGCCGTTCTGCCTAGTCCCATTATTTTTTCATTTTTTTATCTATAATAGCAGCGTCTTTATTTTTAAAAGAATGTGGTGAATTTTGACCTTCCCACTGACCTTTTCTTGAGAATTCATTACTCTCGTATTTACTACCATTTTTATCTTCTAATTTAACTCCTTTTAATCCTAAGTTGAATCCATGAGTATAATCCATACTATCTTTCTTTGTAGCTGGATAATCTGATTGAATACCCATCACTTTATTATTAGCAGCATTAGCTTGTTTGAATAAAGTATACTTAGGTTTTATAACCTTTTTTTTATCGATTTTAGGTTGTATCATTTTTATTTCTTTTTAGATTTAGAAGCTATCATTTTTAAAAACGCAATTTGCTCTTTGCTTTGCACTTTCTTACCCTCTGATTTCTCATGTTTCATCATAGCTTTTTTAGAAGCGTATTTCTCTCCAGTTTCTTTCTCAACTACTTTTTTAGGCATAGCCTTTTTAACAACTGCTTTTTTCATAATTATTTATTTTTATATATTTATCTACAACCTTGACCACAAGCACTTGAATTTTTTTGCTTGCCAGTATCAGAAGCTCCTTCAATTGATTGATAACTCTGCTTTGTTGGATTATAATATTTCTTTCCTGGATTCTTTTCTTCCCAATCTTTAACCTCTATTTTTTTTCTCCCCTCTCTTAAATCAATATCCATTTTCTTCACCTCTCTTTTAGATGTAAATCTAGGAGTTGCTTTTGGAGCTTTTATCTCTGTTTTAGTTGTTCCAACAGCTTTTAATGGCAATACTTCAGTTAAGCTTCTTTCTCCAGATTTCTTAACTACAGTTGCTTTTGGTTTTACAGATGGTTTAACTTCTTTAGCTTTACCTTCTTTTACAAACGTTTCTCTTGTTACTGGTTTTCTCTTTACTTGAGATTTACTCTTTAATTCAGAACTCCAGCTTTGATTAAACGTTCTAGCTCCAGTTTCTGGGTCTACAGTTACTTTTGTTTTAATAATTGGATCTATTGCCATAATTATTTCTTTTAGTTTTCCCAGCTTTGCTTAATGCAATAGCTATTGCTTGTTTTTGAGGCTTACCTTGTTTAATCTCTATTCTAATATTTGCACTTACAACTTTAGAACTACTACCATTTTTTAGTGGCATATCTTTATTTTTTATAAAATATTTTATTAACTAATAGGTTTGGATTATTCAAAGCTTCTTGTCTAGCTTCGCATCCGCAACTTGGAGATACTTTTTTAACTAATGCTTTTATCCCAGAATACTTTGTTAGCTTTCCTATTGAGTCACCTAATCCTATTGATCTTTTAACCATATGTCACCATTTAATTTTATCCGACCAATAGGCCGCACTTGACTTTCCTTTAGCTATATTCTTTCCATGTCTAGCTTTAAACGAAGCTCTTTTTGCTTTCATTCTATTAGACTCACCAGCTTTAGGTTTACCAGCAGTTGAAGCTCCTTGTTCTCCAAATCGTATTATCTTTTCCTTGCCATCATAGCAAGCCTTTACAACATGAGACTTCTTAGCGTTGTCTGGTGTTCTTTTAGGACTGTTACATTGCATTTTATCTTTTTCCAACATAGAAATAATATTATTTGAAATCCATGCAAAGTTACATATTTTTTTATTTTACATTTGTATTAATTAAATCAAATCAAATGGCTAGAAAGGTATATAGAAAGATGAAACGAATAGGA